ATCAAGCACCTCACGAGCAGCCCTGAAAAGGATCGCGGGTAGACCCGTGCTCTCCTTAACTGCTTGAAGATTCCCTTTGATGTAGTTCTCGACGATGCCATGATACTTGGTGCCTCTCCATGATGATGTGCGACGGATCTTCTCCGCCTCAGTCCAACCAACTCTCTTCTCCCACTTCCTAATACCCTCAATGGATTGATGTCCTACGACAGTAGTCACAGAGGGATACCAGTTACCATTGGGCGATTTATAGAAGCGACCCTTTTCACCTGTCCTGCTTTCAAGTTCTGTCAACTCAGAAGCAGGACCCACATGATTAAATGTCTTCATCAATTAAACCCGAGATTATTTTTGGAGATGAGATACTCACGAACGATACCAGAACGAACGATGTCTTCAATCCCAAACTCCACACACTCAAACGAGGGCATGGTTTGAAGGATCTTCATGAAGTCTAGCACACCAGTGCGCTCGTTGCTCTTGATGAGGTCAGACTGAGTGTAGTCACCAGAGAAAATAATCTTGGCGTCTTCACCAACACGGGTGATGATGGAGTCTAGTTCATGGAAGTTCAAGTTGGAGAACTCATCCACAATTATAATGCACTTGTCAAGAGTGACACCACGAATGAATGACGTGGACCAGAAGGAGACAGTCTCTTGTGCTCTGAGATTATCGTAGAGCATCTCGAAACTATTATCATCAGGCATGGTGAACATGTACTTCACCATGTTCTTGTATGGAATCTGGTACAGGTTACTCTTATCTTCATGGTCGCCAGGCAGGAACCCGATCTCTCTGGTAGGCACCAACGAACGGACCATGTAGATCTTCTCGTATGGAGACTCAGGATCTAACACCTGCTGCATAGCAAGGTAGAGACTGATGAAAGTTTTACCTGTACCAGCAGCACCATGTAGCACCAGATTCTTCCCCTCAGCATACGCATTGAACACCTTCTCCTGATTATCAGTCAGGGGTTCGATAGTTTTAAGGTGATCTAGGTTGATTGGTTTCTTCCGTCTCATCTGTTTGGCTGTCATACCATTCATGTTCGGAGTTTTCTGACGCTTTCGTGCAGCAGGCATATCAAGTGTAGTTACTAAGGTTTGCTCTGGGATGCTCGGACTGAATCTTTTGCATCACTTCCTTGAATCCATCCGACTGTTTAGGTTTGCCGTAGGTAGTACCTGCGACACCTGCTTGCCAATCTTTATCCCATTCGGGGTTGGCTTCTCTCCACTCGGTGTATTCTTTCATGGTCATTGAGAATTCTTTCTTCTCACCAGTGACCTTATTTATTACAGAATAAGTAGGCATTAGTTTTTCCTGTTTTGTGGTTGTGCAATGGCACAGATGTACTTTGCCGTTGGCATGTCTGCCTCGAAAAGTTTCTTTGCCTCATTCTGAGATGCTGCCATGACTTTCTTAAAGTGATGACGATTCCCAGTGCTGTTCAGGGTGTAGGTGATCTGATAGGGATACTGTTTCATGGGATAAGCAATGCAGATTGATAACAAGGATCGTCATTCTCAGGGCAGTCACAGTCAGAAGAACACCAACCCAATGCCTCAGCAACAGTTGGGAACTGACATACGAAGTGACGCTTACAGAGTTCAGCGATCTCCATGTGCTCTTTCTGTGTACCGTTAGCAGTACGCAGATTTATATAATGGATCCATGACCTGAGATTTCCTGTCATGTATAATTTTGTCCCTACGGCGAGGGGAAGCACGAAGCGAGCACATTCCTTTGCCACGCCTGCTTCAAGCATCTGCTGGTACAGATCCATACCATGCTTGAAGTGATCCTGCATGAGGATCTCAAACTTTTGAACCACAAAAGGATCCAGGTCATCGATACTGTTCTGTCTGTTCTTGGTGTCTTGACGACGCAGTTCAGGCAGTTGGATGTCACCCAGTTCAGACGAGTCTGCATACCGCTGGGAAAACTCTTGGAAGCAGAACGAACGGTGCCTCAGGATTTGAGCTGCCAGTCCCCTGGTAGTCTCAATCTGCAAGGTCATGCTTGCCTGCTCAAACACAGACCAGTGTCCATGCTTGATGCAATACTTCAACAGACCAGCAACCTTAGGGTTGTCCTGGTTTGCTGGGTTGCTCACGCGAGCGATGTAACCGATAGTTTTCTCTGCATCAGGAGTGACAGAGACAAGGCATACTTTGGGTTTCATTTAATAAGAAGGCGAGAGACGAGATATAGTCCTAAGGATTGAAAGTATCCTATCACAGGTAATCCAAAGATGGCAGGCATTGAAACATTCCATGCTGCCCAGATAATAAACGGAGCAACAATCATTCCACCAATGAAACCAAGGGTAGTAAGTGCCACCATCTTACTATCCTGATCAGTCCAAGGTTGTTCTTCATCATCAGGTTTCTTGATGTTGAAGGTGTACATGGAGTTCTTCATTTCTTTTTCTTGTCCTTTTGCTGAGACCCATACAGTTTAGGATTAACTCTCCCTTCTGTCTGGGTCATGTTTACAAAGTCATGGCGGTAGTGATCCCAATAGTGATCAAAAATGTCCACTCGTTTGGGAGCAACAGCAATGTCAAACTTAGTCATACCATCTAAGGTATACTCAATCAGATAGGCAGTGTAAGGCAGGGACCTGTCTTGACTCAATGATGGGTCACAGTCCTCGAAGAGTATCTTAATCTTCAAGAGCGTCCGCCCCACTGGATAGCAGGGAATGCCTCAGTGACACATGCCTTGGTGACTTTGTACTTCTTACCAAGAGACTTGTCCTTAGCAGCAATGACAACCTCTGCCTCATCAGGATGCAGTCCTTCAAGCAGTTGGATGAACATCTGCTCACGCTTCATGCCACTGATGTTAGATCCACCCTTGAAGAAGTGGTGGAGGATACGTGCTTCATGTTCCAGACGTGTGTGCTCAGTGCCAGCAGGTGCTTCGTTCTTGTTGTACGGAGGAGCACCCTCAGGCAGCATGGACACGATGGACTCATCGTAGTTGATGATCAGAATAGATTTGAGTGCTTGACTTACGTTGTCTTGCAGGATCTTAATCTTTTCTGCCTTAGTCTTTGCGCTGTGTGCCTTTTGTAGGACTTCGGAGATTAACAGTTTCATATCAAAAGTCAGTGATGTGATCTAGCATTTCGGTCAACTCATGTCTACCGAAGTAGACATACATCTGTCCTCGACCAGGAGGTTCAGTAGTTTCAAATGTATTTATGATGTCAGAGTTAACCTGGTCTGGAATACATTCAAAGTCAATGAGTTTACGATTGCGTTCGTAGTTCTGTGCAGTTACATCATCGCAGAACTGTTCGGGAGACATGTCCAACCACCGTTCAAGTTTTACTTTGGACAGTGGGCGTTGACGTTTGCCAGCGACAAAGGTGTCATCATCAGACAGGTAGTTAGGGATACCATCTCCTCTATCACCTTTGATGATGTGCTCCAAGAGATACTTCTTGGGGTCCTCGCACTGGACAAACTTCTTCTGGATAGGATTGTACTGTGAGACAAACTTATACCGTTGGAGTTGTTGGAAGTCTTTGTCCCCACTCATGATGAGAACTTTCTGTGCTGGTTGCATGTTGTTCTGCAACCTGATGTTACGGTATGCTTGGTCCTTTACAAGGGATGCGATGACATCATCTGCCTCGGCACCATCAACTTCGATAACCTTGTAAGGAAGATTCTCTTTGATCTCGTCACGAATACGATTCAAGACTTCAAAGATCTCATTCCAATCCAGAGAAGACTTCTCTCGATCTTTCTTACGTGTACCTTTATAGTAAGGAAACTCTTTGCGTCGCCAGTAATGCTTGCTGTCATAACAAAGGACCAGTTCACCATACTCCTTACTAAACTTAGAGCGATAGTATCGCAATGAGTTCAGTACCATATGGCGGACTAGTCCTTCGCTGATAGTCTGACTGGTTGACAAAGAAACCATCAGGTTGCTGATGCAAACCTGATTCATATCAACAAGGATCATTAGACCTCAATCGTCTTCGTCAAACATCATATCATCTTCGTCATCGATGTGCAAGTAGATCAGAGGCTGGTCAGTCAGTTCTCCGTTCTCGTCATACATCTCTGGATGCATAGCAATCCTGGCGTACTCTGCACGGTCAACCCACACGTCAAAGATATGCTTTAAGTTCCAGGATGCCAAGAATCCCAGAACAAAACTTCCGATAGTAAGGAAGAAAGCAATGTAAAGAAATGAAGCATCTGCCATGGCATCCTCCTATGTGGTCTAAGTATTTATGGGCGAATCCAAATAATTCTCTGAGTATGCTACGTCCCACAACTCAATGAGGATAGTTTCATACTCTTTGTATGCTTTACCATCTACAATACTGTTCAGTTGCTTAGCACGAACAGCATCATAGATAAGTTTCCACTGGTGATGATTCAGATTCATTTCTTCTTCACTTTGGTTCCAGGTTTACGTCCTGGTTTACGCTCTGCATGATAATCCCAAGCATCCTTCAAGATACCATAGAGATAGTCTTTGACCTTTCGTGCTTTGGGTTTGGGTAGGTAACCATATGCTTCACGCAGAACCTTGTCACCACCCTTGATGTACTCTTCCAGTTCTAAGACAAGGAAGTTTAGGTTAGCAGCACACTGACTCTCAATGAACTCATTGGTCTGTCGTCGTGTCCACTTGTTTGTTTTTAAGTATGGGTACAACCTGAACAGGAACTTCTGCTCAGTCATGGCAAGATCTATGGACCTGTCCACAAGTTCATAGAGTTCCTGTTCATTATGTTGGGTCATCAGAGGCACTTGTTCTCACGAAGATAGGCAATCGACTCGGTGCATCCACCGATCTTGTTCCCATTGATCAGAACCTGAGGGAAGGTAGCACGTTGACCGAACTCCTGTCGGAACTGGTCGCGAGTGAAGTTCTGATCGAGAACAAGTTCACTATACTGCCAACCTCTCATCCTGTAAACCTCTTTGATCTTTGTGCAGTAGGGACACCCAGGACGAGTGTAGATAACTGTACCACCAGGATTCTTAGCCATAATAATTTCAGGTAGAGATTAAAAAAGGGGACCGAAGTCCCCCTTATATATTACATCAACGCGATTGGGATCAGAAGGAATACTTCACACCCAGTTTACCACCGTATCCACGGTCGATGTCACTGTCACCAGAACCTTGGAAGGAGACTTCACCATAAGCACCCAGGCTCTCGGTCAGAGCAACGCCCAGACCTGCCTTACCAGAAGGAACGGTGTCATCAGAAGCACCATCGGGAGCCAGGTAGGAAGCACCACCTTGGACGTACCAGGAAGCGGACTCACCGAGGGCACCCTCGTAGCCTACGTGGAAATCAGTCGTTGCACCAGTGTAGTTCGTGCCCGTCCAACCAGCATTGGTTTCCACGTTCACGTAGGGACCTGCAAGGGCAGCCCCAGGAGCGGCGAAAGCGACAGCAGCAGCGGCAGCAGCGAAAGCAGTTTTGATCATTGTTGTTTACCTTTTAGTTACTTGCGGAATGGTTACCCGCAGATGAATAGGGACTCGACGTGTCCCGTTTGTTACAGACCGTTAAGTCTTAACGGTATATGAGATCGGAAG